AGATATATAATTTTCACCTTGAGTAGTTATAGTATTATATACGTTTTCACCATACTTTTTTTCAAAATCAATAGATATTTCGTTTGATTTTTGATTTAAATAAAAATCTCTAGCACCTTCTAAAGTGTTTGTGTTTCTAAAATCATAATCTTCTAACAAAAATCCTTCAAGTTTTTTACCACCTCCAATTTTTTCGTCAGGTAAAAAATATACTCTACCCCCAGTTCTTCCAGGATCAACAGGTTCGCTAAAAACATCTTTGCCATAAAAATTTGATACTACTTCATCAGGATTATCTGTTTTGTATTTTAACCTAAAATCTAAAAATCTTTTTTGTTTGTCTTCTTCTACCCTACCTTTAAGTATTTTTACTTCATTAATAGAAGATATATTACCGTCTTGACGTGAAACAATATTTTTTCTTAAATCAGACAAGCTAAATGTTTCTTCTTCAACTTCATCATCTGCTTCTAAATCTGTTGTTAACACAGAACTTGGATCAAAAGTTGTTTGTTGTGTTTGTTCAGGTAAAAATTCTTTTCTTAAAACGCCAACGCCAGCCATAGTCTTGTCGCCTCCTTTTTGCACGAGATTACCAGTAGACAAAGAGTCATTTAAAAAGTCTTCGTAACTCATACCAAACTCTTCAGCTTTTTGCTTTAAATAATCTATAGATATTGGTTTACCATTTAATTCAAACATATATTGTTTTATTTAATTATTGATTTTCTATCGATGTCTAAAGTACCTGTATATTCCCACAGTAATTTTTCTAGCTTCTTTTTATTTGATAACTCTGCTGAGCCTATTGGTGCTACTCTTACACCGTCTTGATATACTCTTGTTTGAACCAACTGTACTGATTTTCCATCTTCCGACAATTCAAGCGCTAAATCAGAAGAAGCTCCTCTTAACATAAACTGTATATCATCAAAAGTAATTTGTTCTTTTCTTATTATATTTGATATGTTTTTAGAAGCAGCTTTAGAGTTTCTTTCTACCGCTGTAGGTGTAAATTCAGGACCACCTTTGTTTGGGTCTATGTAGTTAGGACTATCTGGATTAGTAGTCGCAAACTTATAACCTTCTTGATGCGAGTTTTTAGCATATTGTGCATATTTTCCCTTCATCCAATCAACATATCTCGCATCGTCTACATCTATTTTTATTTTTAATTCTTCCATAAGACCAACTTTTAGTTTTTCAATCTCAATTAAATCTTCACTTGTAAAGTCTTCTACTTTTTTATTTGGAAATTTTGCTTCAATTAATTGTCTTATTCCCGTGTAGTTTACATCTGGTGTTGTATCATCACCATCAATATCTATCTTAACAGCATAAGGAGGATTATCCATAAAATCATGTATAGGTACTCTTGCTGGATTGTTTTGATAGCCAACAGTAGCTTGACCATTAAAAAGCCAAGACTCTTTGTCATTTCTACTCATGTTTGGATAGCCATCTTTGTCAACCCCAGCAACGTAGTTGTATGCTTCAGCTTCATACGCTTTACCATGAAGATCTTCTATATATAATGTATTTGCATTTTGTATGCCTCTGCTACTTAACTGATTAGCAAAAGTATTACCTACAATACTACTATCATACTTAGGCGTAGGCCATTTTTCTATTGGTATTAATGTTGCTTCTTTCCAGTTATCTTTTTTTGCATTTTCACTAGTATTTTTTAAAAAATCAACATATCCATCAATAACCTTATCAGGATTGTCTATTACAAATTTAGGTAAATAATATTTACCATCTTCACCTATTCTTATAAAATCATTTAATTTATCATTTGCGAAAGCTTGAACAAAAGTATTGTGGTCTACTAGTGTATGGTTGCCAATATTAGTTGCTATTAGTTGACCTTTATCAGTTTTTAACGATTTTTCAATTATAACACTCCTATACTCGTTATACATGTTTGTATATAGTTCAGAGTCTTTTTTAAGATTACCTATGCTAATCTGTACATTAGATATATTTTTATTAGCTTCATTTGTTATTTCTTTTCCTTTTTTTGTAAGTCTACCACCAAAAATATTACTTTGCTTTCCTCTAGCATCAAATAATTTTTGTCCTGACTCATCTAAAAAATTTTCTACGCCAGTAACATTTTGTAAAGCCCAAGGTAAATCAGCTTTAGTTTTTTCAATATTAAGTCTATCTTTTGCTCTTATCTGTTTTGTTTGTTGAAGATTTTTTGCAAATAAATTTATAGCAAGATTACCAGCAAAACTTAAAAATTTATCTAAACTTTTATTAGGCGGCGGAGGTCTATCTACTTGTGATCTACCTATTCTACCTAAAGCAGCTACATCTACTATTCTACCTGTTGTTGTTTTTTTAGCCATGTTTTTTAATTTTATCCAAACGTTCTTTGAAACCAGTTTCTACTATTTATTTTAGCAGCTCTTAATCCTTCTAACATACCGCCTTCTAAAGCCATTACACCTTGTTGTTTCTGATATTCTAAATTTCTAGCATCAACAGCGCCTTGTAATCTCATCTGTTGTGCAGTAAACTCACCTTTTGCTTTTTGTAGCTCTGCTTGAAACTCCATTTGTTGAACTTGAGATGCACCTTGTGCAGCCATCATTTGAGCTCGTGTAGTTTGTTCTGATAATTCCTTAGTAACTTGTTGTTGTTGTTTTAGTTGAGCATTTGCTATTTGCTGTGCATTAACCATACCCATTTTTTGCATTTCTTCTAATACGTTAGCTTGCTGTTGGTTAAAGGCTTCTGTAGCTTGATCAGTAGCAGTTGTATCAACACCAACCATATCTTCATATACATTTTCAAAATCAGTCTGTATATTAGCGTATGGATTTTTTGCATCAGCAAATAAATTAGAAGTATCTAAATCTTTAAAATCACTAATAAGACCTTTCATTCTACCTTCTGCTTCTCTTATTTTAACTCTATACCTTGCTGATCTTGGGCCTTTAAAAGGAGATCTTCTTAACGCTATTGATTTTTTATTATTCATAATAGTTTTTTTATTATAGTTACACTTTTTATGTTTTATTTACTATTTAGCTGTGTAATCGAGCCTACGCTAAACATTTCAGCTTTTTTACTTGAATTATTTACAAACTGAACCTCTGCATGATAACCTAATACGCTAGCTAAATTTACAGTGTTGTCTTTAGAAAACATAAAAAAACTGTTATTAGGTGGTTGAGATTGAGTACTATCTACTCTTATTGTAAAATTATTAAAATTACTTACGAGTATTTCTGTAATTGGCCCTAGCTCTACAGCAGAACTAGTATTACTTATGTTAAAGCTAGCAGTTGTTGTTACAGGTAAATAATAAACTATATCACCAACTTGCATCGAAGTATTTAATTGTCCTATAAAATCTAATTCTATCATTTATGATATTTTTAATATGTTATCTATTTTTAAATTAGCTGTAATATTGTTTTCACCCATTGATTTTACAGCTATATTTGCTGTTATTGTAGCAGAGTTACTACTACCAATAAAAGTAAGAGTTTCACCTTGTCTAATATTTTGATTACTACTTAATATTACGTTAGAACCCTCTATTCTTTCAACGTAAGGTTTATTGTTAGAATCTATGGATTTTGCATCTACAAAAGTATTTGCAAAAGTTAGTTTACTACCAACTCTAAGCGTTTGAGGTGAAGAAAGAACAACAGCATTATCAGATTCTAATAATCTTACAATAGTAGGTGCTCCATTTATAGATTGACCAGCTAAATTTTTACCTTCAACTAGAGTTTGCCCAACTGCTAAATCATCAATATTGTCATTAAAAGCTATTTTTGTAGTTGACACAAAACTATTATTAAGAGTTTTTTCTAATGCTTTAGGTTTTATACCAGATATACTACTTACGGGAATAATAGCGCTATCAGAAACATTAGAAGTAGTTGTTGTTGTTAAAGTATTTAAAGTTGCTTTTAAGTTTCTTAACTCAAAATTAGTATTGTAAAAATTACTTGCCGCCCTTGCTCCAACACCTGTAAATGTTAATGTTATACCATCTGAAAAGTTTTGTCCTACGCTAATTGTAATTTTTTTATCAGTAGAATCTATAGCAGTAATAGCGGGTGATCCAATTATACCACCAGAACTAACAGCGGTAATAGTATTACCTACAGATAGATTTTCAACATTGTTTAATGTAACTATTCTTCCACCAGTTGCATCACTAGCATCAACAACGCCGTCAACAGTTTTTGTAATTGTAGATTCAAAATCTTCTATCAAAGGCTGTCTTTTTATAACAATTCTTTTATCGTTACTAACTGTATAAGTCCAAGAAAGTGTTTTTTCTACCTCGCCAATAGGAACACTACTAGTTAAAACATCGTCTATAGTAACAAGAGAAGGAGATACATCTACTTCTACGTCTGTTGGGAAAGTAAGAACAGAAGTACTTGTTTCAGAAGAACTAGTAAAAGTAATTTTCTTTTTAGTATATTGATATATTTTCTTTGTTTGACTTATTTTAGATAAAACACCACTTAATTGTAATTCTGTATCAAAATGAGGTTCTGCTTGTAATCTTACGCTATAAACAACATTACTAGCTGATATTGGAAACGTTATAGCTTGTTGATATATACCTCTGCTATTTAATTTTTCAAAAGAAAGCTTATTATATGTTGTGCTAAATTTATTAGATGAAAAATTATAATACTTAACAGTAGCATCGTCTGTAGTAATAGTTAATGAAAAAGTAGCAAAAGGATCACCAACAATACTTAATTGTTTAACGCCGCCAGACTCGGATATATGCTCTTCGTTTATATTAAACTCAGTTATTACATATTCACCGTTGTCACCTCTACCACCTGGATCTGATTCTGTACCGCTATCAGTAGAATTAGTACCACTCCAAGTTAAATGTCTACACTCCATTGTTGCTGGATTTGAACGTGTAGCTTGATTATCAAAAACAAAATCATGTACGCTGTTGTACCATGTAACATTTGTCCATGTTGAGCTACCGCCAGGTACACTATTATCACCTGGTCTAAACTGTGCAAACCAAGGATGAAAATTTATACTACTAAATGATTGATGAAAACAAGGGTTTGTTGGATCTTGATCAATACACCCAACAGGATAATTATTATTAGCAGGTAAAACATAAGGAAAAGGACCAGTAGTGTTTGTGCCATGGGCGGTATGATTCAAAGCTCTATTACCAATCATACCATGATTTCTACAATTATTTGTTACTCTTTTTATTTTACCGCCTGTAACATAAGGTAAAGAAGAAGGCATGTTAGGTAGGTTTATTGTTCCTGAACTCCAAGCGTATGATTGACCGCATTTAGAGTTATGTTTTGGTATTTCATTTAAAAACGATCCACACCATTCGCCATGAGTTTCGTCGCAAATTATATTCATGTGAAACTCATCTGTATTAGGTCCATTCATGTGAGCATAACCTTGCGGTGAATTATCAAAATAATCACATTTTATTAGTATATACGCGTAAGAATTTGTTAAAAAATTTGGGTTAAATGATCCACTAGCACTAAAAGGTACTGCATAGTCTTCGTTTATATGACCAAAAGAAGGAATCCAAAGTCCTGTTGAAACATAATTAGTTAAACCTAGTGTACTAGCGTTATTAATTCCAGAAGTAGTTAAAGTAATAGGAAGCGAAGGAGTACCTATTGAATACATCGGACCACCTTGAGAACTAAGATGAATATTTGACGTGTGGTGAGAGCCGTAATTTAAATCTGCAGGTAAATAGCTATTTCTTTCTGAATAACCATATTGAATTATTTTATAATTCATTCCATAAAAATGATGGCCATCTATCATTTGAGGAAGCTTACCACCATTTACTGTAAAAAGTACCCTAAGTTTTTTAGAACTACATAATTCAGGAAAACTATTACATTGATCGTCTATATCGTTTCTAATTGCACCAGGATTTTGACCTTGAAACGCTTCTTGCCTATATTTAGCAGTTTCAGCTATAACTTGACAATTATCATACAACCAAGAACCTAAAAGCCTTTTCTTTTTGTCCCATATTTTTATTAAATAACCACTTCCATTTTGCGCTTTAAATTGATTAATATCTATTTCGTTGCCAACTGCATCAACTTTAGAAAAATTTAAAGTAAACCAAGGTAAACCTATAACAGAATCCCAATTTTGATTTTCATTTATTTCGTTACTAACATTTAAAAACTTCTCAAGCCATTGTCTTGTTGTAAAAGAAGTTGTAACTTGTTGATTAAATTGATTTACATAATCAGTTGATATTCGATAACTATTACCTTTGTTATCATCTGGAGCAATAATGCTTTGAGCACCTGAACCACTTAAACCAGGCGTGTATATAGGCGTAAGCCTTGGTGTGTATTGCATATTAACACCACCAATACCATCTCTATAATTATAGCAATCAGCTTCATTAGGTATACAAGGATCTGGCCCACCACCACAATCACCGTTTTGCAAAGCCGTATTACAATCTTGTAATGTTTGAAAAGCATTTAAAGGTGGTAAAGTAGAACCAAGAGGAACATCTATACATTGTGTACCACCAGTAGCGCCAGGACAACGATATTCTCTTTCTATTTCTTCAAGCAAAAACATTCTAACCGGTCTAACGCTGTACACATGACATCTTGTAGCATTTGTAGTTATACCTGTTAACGAATCTACTATCTTAGCTTTAATAGATCCACCTGTATGATCGGCTGTTGATGTCCAATATTTATTAGTATGTGGATATGTAATACCATTAGAAACAATACCTGGTCCTAAAAGTTTTACAGCTTGATTATATTGTGTATTCGGACCAATATTTGTCATCATTAATCTAGCCTCTCTAGCAGAAGGTAAAAACCAGTCTTTATAATCTATAGGACCATCACCGCTAACTGGATCAACACCTACAGTAGAATAATTATCACATAACTCAGCAGCTGATTGATAAAAAATAGCCTGTACGTTTGGTGGAGGGTTTAATAAATTTACGGTATTATTTTTACCGTCACCAACATCAGCGCCTGTTGCTGTTGATACAGAGGGTATAGTTACAATCGTAGGTATAACAGCTTTCATCCAACCAAACTCAGCGGCTCCACTAATTTGAGGCAAACCAGGGCCAATATTTTGTGGATCTGGTAATGGCTGCCAAGTATTACCAGTAGAGCAAACATAACCATAACCACCAGGTGGCATTTGCGAAACAGCAAGATCGTGAGGTCCTGCCTCAAAATAAAAACCAGTATTGTTACCAGGCGTTTGCGGTGTTGCAAATATAAAACCACCAGCAGGGCCTGGGTCACCTATATTATATGACATATTTATTTATTTATATTATTAATTACAAGCTGTTGGATTTTCATTACAACATTGGTTGTAATCACTATATATGCTACCAGGAACTGGAGCTCCACAACCCGGGCCTTCACCACAATTATTATTACCGTTAGGGTTGTTTGAAGCGTAATAAAACGGCGCAGTAGCAGTGTAACAATCATTTAGCGGATTAATAGTACCATCACTATCATCTTGACAAACTAAAGGATTATAAGAAGAACTACCATCTGAATTTTTTCCATCAATATTCAAGTAATAATTACAAGCGTCTGGATCTGTACACCCAGCATGATAACAACAACAGCTTAAATCAGCGTTAAGTAGAACTTGATTTACAGAAAGATAAGCTCCAGGCGTTGGAGTACCTGCTGTAGAAGCACCAGTATTAGGATCTACAAAGAAAAGTTCTGCTTTTTGACCAGCACAATCAGCACAAGTTCTATGAAAACGTGTTGCACCAGTAAATTCATCGTAATCATTACTACAATCAACACAAGTGCTTGGACTTAACTCTCCTTTAACCCAATGATTAATTCTTTTTCTCTCAATTCCTGTAAAACTACCATCTGGATTATTGTTTCCATTACGCCATTTTTCTCTTCCTTCTTCTTGTTGAGGATGATCGTCTAATCCAAAACCGTTATATTCAAAATTATAAGCACCTGGATCAAGACATCCAGCTTGATAACAACAAGCTGTTTCGTTACCGTTACCAGCGCAAGCAGCTGGATCGTTTGCACAAGTAGAATCTAGTTGAGAATAAACACCAACACTATTTACAATATTAGTAGCATCATAACCAATAACAGGTACGTCTGCTTCCCAAAGACCAGATTGTAAAGTGGTTGCAGTTGAATCATAATTAAAAGCACCAGCGTTATTAATTTTGTAACTATCATCTATTATATATCCTTTTTCGCTACCAAGGTGATAGTTTAAATCATAACCAAAACCATCTGAAACATTTCTAACGTTATTTGTTGTAAGACTTACTGCTGTATGTATAAACTGATGCGCAATATTATCTGTACAGCCACTAATAGTACTAACACAACAACTTTGACTATTAGTATTAACATCTGTCCAAGGATCACCATCACCTACAACGCCAGGTATACCCCAACCAAAGTTACCGCTAGTACAGGCAGTATTAGTATTTGACGCGCTTGTATCTTGACAACCAAGTATTACAGGGTAACAGCTACCATCGTCTGAGCTAGCAAGTGGATTATAATTAAATGCTGGTTGACCGGGCGTTAAAGAACCACTCACATATCCACTACCACCTCCACCATAACCTGAGTTTACAGCAGCTTGACTAGCTACATAAGTATTAGGCATATTACCATTATCTGTACAACCACCACCTAAGTAATTACAATTAGGATATGGACCTGTAGTTGGTAAATTGTTTGTATTATGAGACGTCATACCCCAATATTCAACTAAATTAGCTGTTGGATCATAATTTGTAGCGTTCCAACCATCTCTATTGTCGTTTCCATTGGCATCTAATGGATCTAGTGTGCTACCATCTTTAGAACAAACATCATAAGTTATTAGTGTTCCTGGATCTGTATATTGCCATAAGTTTGCTGTTTGTGGCCCGTTAGAATACGTTGTGCCTCTACAAACTTTTATCATAGTACCTAGGTTGTTCGGATCTTCCATTTCGCCAGCATGAAAACCAAGAGCAGGATCAATACAACCAATACAACTTGTGTTTTCGCACATAGAAGACATACCGTTTTGACAATTGCTAGTACTACCGCTTGGATTACCGGGCGTTACAGCTCCTGGCGCTCCATAATTACAATAACCAGGACTTGTATCTGTACAACAATAACTAGTAAATTGACAAGGATTAGCAGGATCATCAGCAGTTGCCGCTGGATTATAGTTAACAGCTGTATTATCCATGCAACCAAAAACAGTTTCAATACAAGTACTTATATCATTACCTTGTAGTGCGTTTAAACTATCATAGCATAAATTATTTACTACAATTGAACTTGGACTAATCTGTATACCATTAGGATTAGCTTGAGCACAATCATAACACAAGTGTGGGTCATAATTTATATGTAAATAACCGCAATCACCACCTCCAGCTCCACAACCGCTAACACCAGTACACTTATCACATCCAGTATAATCATTATTACTTGGATCGCAAACACCAACTTGCGTACAACCTGTAAAAGAAGGTGGTCCTGTACAAGTTGAATTATTACAATATCCATATATATCAGGTTGCGTGCCTTGATAATTATCGCCTTGGCTACAACCTCCGTAACAACAAGAACCATCATCTATTACAGTAGTAACATTAGGGTCAAAAGTTGAGTTAAGATTACCATAATAATTACCAGCGTTTGGATCAGCGCATCCACTAACAGTTGCCCCTGCAAAATCACAACAACAGTTACTACCAGATTGCCCGTTTATACAGTTAGATTGACCAGCAGGATCGTTAACACTACCGCAATCTGCGTTTGCGTTTGGATCGTAGTTTGTTGCATTTGAGTCCGTACAACCCCAAACTGAATAGTAACAACAACTATTATCGCCAGGTGTATAAACACCATTAACATCACAACCTGTAAATCCAGCATTATAATTAGCGGCTGATGGATCGCTACAACCTACACAAGTATAATCACAAGTTCCAATATCTATATCAGCATTTGGATCGTAATTACAAGCGCCTTGATCTGTACATCCAAGAACAGGATAAACACAACAGTTATCTGAAGAGCTTCCAGCTAAAGCGCCACCATCAAAAGCTGTTTGGGTATAATTATTACCAGCGTTAAAATCATTAGGATTACTATTACACCAAGAGTTAGAGCCTCCACCTATTCCTCCACTATAGTTTGTTGCAAATGAATCTAAACAACCATAAATATAAGGCAAGCATATGTTGTTAGGATTACTAGTAGCGTTTGGATCGTAATTAAACGCACCTGCATTTGTACAACCATAAAACTCACATGATCCATCGTCACAAGTAGCGCTTGAATTATAAGTGTTAGCTGAAGGATCCGTACAACCATAAATACAAACAACACATGAGCCATCATCTACTGTAGCGTTTTGATTGTAATTAATTGCGTTTGGATCTGTACAACCGTAAACTGTTGTTGGTATTGATATTGCGTTTGGCAAACCAATACCTTGTAAACTCATTTCTGATGGATCTATATTATTTATATTAGTGGTATCACCTTTAATATAGTTAAACCATTTACCTTCTTTTTCAATAAACTCATTAACCATACCATGCTGCTCTGTAGATTTACCTCTATCAGTAACTATTGAGTTTACATACCAACCATCTCTTGCAACAAGATTATAGTATTCATTATCGTTATATGTATTACCATTAACAACCGCGGTTGTTATTTCTTCTATTCTAGAATCACTACCTTCGTAATTTAAAGTGTTAAAAGATTTTACAACTTCAGGTGTATCGTTTAAAACAACATTAACAGAAGAAGCAAGTTGGTAATTATAAAAATTATTATAAGTTTGATTATTGTGGCTTAACCAAAATTTACCTTCTCTAAAAGTATAATACATGTTATTTAAACTAATACCAGCAAAATCAACAGGATAATTTTGACTAGTATGTAATATAGACTCGTCATACTGTTTAATTCTTGAAGCCATAGATTTAAAACTTACCCAACCTTTAGCGTCTTCACTAAAAGATACAGTTAAATCTGAAAAAGTAACATTATAATGTTTTTTCTTAGTATCATAACTACCAATAACATAATTTTTACTAAGACCTTCTTGCAGCATTATTTTTTCGTTTTGTATAAAATAATCAGCAAACCAATTACGCATACCAAACTCGTGTATTGGAGATAAACCATCTCTTGATAATCTTAATACAGCACCTTTTTTAGCGTCTGTAAAATACGCTCTATAAGAATCACTAGCAAATGATTCTGGATTTTTAGATATACCGTATTCACCAACAAAAGGGATCGCTTGTCCTAACACGTTTGTAGATGAAGTTAAATTTAAATTACCATCAGCATTAAACAAAGCATCTTTACTTGCTAAAACTTTTAAAACTTTATTTTCACAAAGAGTTATTAAATCAGTATCTCTAGTATGTAGTTTTTGTATACTACCATAACTAGGGTTTAATTCTTTAATATTACCTTCGCCTAATATAAATTGGTTTAAGTTATTTATACCAGACATTGAATTATATATACCTGAAAATATTAAACCATTTTTTCTTCTTTCTTCTTTGTATCTACCTTCAATTACAGTTGTAGATACTTTAGGTCCATTATCTATTGTAACAGCATTAAAATCATCACGTATCCTATCAGATTCAACACCTATATCATCGCCAAAAACATAGCAGTTAAACCAATCTAAAGAAACTAAATTACTATGAAAATCGCCTTCTATTCTAATTAAATTAGGATTAGTATTAGTATAAGTGTTATCATCTACATCTTCTACAACAACTACTTCTATTTTAGTGCCTTTAAAAATCACATCTAATATAGTACCTTCTTCTAATCTTATTTCGTTATCAACGTTAGCAGTATTACCTAAGTTAATATCTAAATTAAAATCTATACTTTGTACTATAGCGTCTTCTTCAAACTCTGTATTTAAATTATTTCTAGCAAGCCAAGTATCTCCATTACCATCTTCTACATTGCTGTAATAATCAGGGTTTGATTTTGATACCCTAACAATAGCACCAGCTCTTACTGGTTGAGTTGTTGAGTTAGCTATATTTACAGGATATGAGCCACTGGCTTCATAGTAAAGATCTATATCAGTATCTTGTTTAGGTTCTGTTTCCCATATAACAGGGCTGTCAGCTATTACTTTTTCGCTATCACCTATTGAATATTGATCTTCTAAAATTTTTATAAAAGTACCACCTCCAACACTTTGAGCGCCTACATGATCTTTATCTGTTGAGTGTGCTGATGCGGTGTCAGACTCAGTAGCCCAAGGATATGTAGCACCACCTGTACATTCTTCGCTAGGACAAGGTTCTATAGTACCATTATCTCTTTCTATTAAAACATCTTTTAAAGTGTATAAAGGATTATAACCTCGAGTATTATAAACTGGATTACCAAAATGCTCATCAAAAGTTATATTCCAACCTATCCGAAGCGCGAAAGGATCATTAGGTGTAGCTTGTGAACTTCCAATTATATCTTTTGCATGACCTACTATAGAAAACGGTCCTTCAACTTTTGTTATAGTACGTATTTTAGGCCCGCCGTTTTCTCCTGTTTGATCGTCAGAAAATTTAACTTTAGTACCTACTCTTAATCTATCAATAAAATCTTTTTGCTCTGGATAATTATCAAGACTAAATTCACTTGCCGAAGGTATTGCCCCGTTATAACTATCTGCATCTATAACTTGTGTGAAAGCAATACTTATTTTTCTTGGCGTTGGATCTTCATTAAGGCGCATACCTTTTCTTCTGGCTTGCTGAGCGCTGTTTCCAGACTTATAAAACCCGTTACCACTCAGACCAAATATATGCGACTCATCGTTTGGACCTCCAGGCGCAAAAGTACCTGTTGTAGTGTTAAAGTAAAAATAAGTTCTATCTATATACCAAAATCCACCTTCAACCTCAGGATAATTATTTGCTATAGGTGTGTAATTACCACCATCATACTCATGAGTACCAATATAATGCTTTAGTATATTCATTACCCTACCTGCGTTATCACTAGGTACTTGAAAATTACCAACAGGTAGCGGAGCAACATTGTCTTGATTACCACACTGAGGTATTAAAGCCTCTATAGGATCGCCATCAATACCATTTGCTTTGTAAACTTCGTTATTGCTTGCTCTTATTCTAGTTCCTGGAACAGAGTGATCAGCACCATAAAGTGCATAGCTACCATTAAAGTTATTTTCATCCCCAGTATAATCTTTTCCAGCATATCTGGTTGGGTTAATCGTGTCTATTGATTGTATTTGTCTACCTTCTCCAGAGTGTAGATAATACAAACGTTTTGAATCTACTTCAATCCAGTTAGTTTCAGGTGTAGTAATAACTTTGTTATCTACAATAGCATCTCTTTCTATTTTAACAAAAAATCTACCATCAAACCAAGACTTGTGTTCTTCTTTTTCTCTTCTAAACACTATTTTTGTTTCGTCAAAAGTTTGAACAACACCACCAGCGCCTAACACGTAAGAAAATTCTATATCTTCTTCAAAAGGTTTTTCCATTGTAAATTCAAAACCTAAACTATCATCACTATTAAATATTTTATCTATTCTATACCACTGTGATCTTCCATTATATTGAGTTTCACTTTCGTTTATTATTTTTAAACTAATTTGCACTTCTTCTTGGCCAATAGTTAAAGGATCACTGCTAGCAAGATCTTTTTCTGCTCTTTTTTGTTTAAATATAGCTATTAATTCTGTTAACTCGTTATGTCTATCTCCAGTTATTTCAAATATTTTAGAATCTTTAACAGGAATATTGGCATTAGCATTAAATAAACCAGTCTGACTAAACAAACTACCAGACACATCGTCGTAGGCTACTGTATCAAGAGCTGAAGCTTGTTGTTTTATAAAATCAGGAGCTTCGTTTTTAATAGATAATATTTTGTATCTAGCTTTTTCTTTTACAAAAGCACCGTGAGCATCTTTTTTAAGTATTAAATAAGTTTCTTCATCTACTTTAGCTCTATCTGACGAAGGAAAAGACAGCCAAACGTTACCATCTTCACCATCAAAAACTCTATCCATAGCTAAGTTATAATACTCGCTAGAAGTTTCTTTTATAAAGTATTTAAAACTTGTAGCCCAATCAGGAGCATCGTTTAAAGGTCTAACTGTTAATCTATGTTGTTTTTTAGCAATATCTTTACTAGTTTTTATTACGCCGCTTTCACTTGTTAATACCGGCGTTTGTCTACCATAATCATCTTCGTATACAATACCAACTTGATAAGTTCTAAGAGATTTTATTGAAGGTAAAGAATCAAAATAATTTCCTCTTGGTAATTGAAAATCTTGTTTTTCATAATCTTCTATGTTTACTTCAAAGCTACCTTTATAAGGCGTGCTATTATCAGAACCAGAATACAAATCATAGTTTTGTAAATAATTACCATACACTAGTCTATTAGCAACTATTTCTTGACTAAGCGCTGCTCTTGGCACATTATCCCAATGCCTTTGTACTTGGCTTTCTGGTATTGCTTTAGATATAGTATCACTAGTTATTTTATAAGTACCTTTAAAACCTCCATCTTCGCGAACTTGAGAAGTTGTAGTGAAAGTATTATACTCGTATCTAGAGTTCCAATAATTATAAGCTTGACCTGGTATAAAAGGATCATTTTTTGATATTGTATCAACAACATATATAACAGGTGATCCTGCTTCTCTATATAATATATCAACAGAAACAACATCATCTGGTATATCTTGAGCTATAAACTGCTCTATATGAGCAGCGTACAAAGTATTAACCATACCTAAGTTAAAACCTTTTGTAGGGTGATAACTAAAACTACCTGGTGAGAAAGCTATTTGTGAAAATGGAGAAAAGGGTGAGTATTCACCGTCAGAATATTTCCATCTAGTTGCAAAGCGTGGAAACTTTTTTTCAAATATTAAATCTGGATCTGCTAAATTTGTAACAGTATAAGTAGGACTGTACAGATTACCTTTTTTAGTAATTACTTTACAATCAATTGGAGTACCATAAGGATCTATATTACTAGTATCACCTATGCCATTTTCTAGAATTAGAAGCTCTATATCATGATCAAACTTAAGACCTTTGCTCCACTTATCTTCTAAATCATGATCAGATCCTTCAGGTATTCTTTCTACGGCTTTTAAATATAAAGTATCACCTGGCTTATAATAGTCATGTAGTACGTTACCATAAAATTTACCTATTAAGTTTCTAACATTTATTGTTACGGGATCACCAACTCCAATTGATGTCGAGTTAAAAGCATTAGGATATGGTTGTTCACAGTGAAGCTTTATAGAAGTAGAACCGCTACTTTCTAATCTCAGCACAGGAGGTACTTTAGGTCCTTTTTTTATTACTGTTATATTTTCTTCTGCAATATTTATTCCTGACGCATAATTAATACCTCTTTCTGGAACTATTAATCTAGTATTTGTAACACCACCTTGATCAGTTCCTTCTATAGATCTTGGTATGTTTATTCTTTTTGGTTCTGTAAAATTATCAGTCCAAAACAACATATCATCTACAATATTAATACCAGTTATTAGTCTTGTCTTATCATATTGTAAAACGCTTAAATTAACATCAACAAAAACAAGTGTTGCTGTTTCAGTTACATTGTTGTAACTAAAAATCATATCTTTTTGATCAGAAGCTAATAATAAGTACAAAGTGTTGTTTTTATCATCTGTAATACTACCAACGCAAACAGCATCACCAGGTATTGCGTTGCTTGATATTTGAGTATTACCTAATAAATTTTGTAGAGAACCTATATCAGATTCATCCGAGGTAGAAACCTGCACGTTCCAAGCGTCTCTGTATTGACCGTTTGGAACTAACCTTTCATCAAGGTCTTTGTTCATCTTACCACCGGTAAAATTATTTTTTAACTCTGGCATTTAATTAATGTTTTATTTGTTTTGATTTACCTCTAAATATTTGAGTTATTTCTTCTAATTTTATATTTGATAGTCTAAGTTTTGCTTTTCTAGTTTCTGCAAATCTTTCTTTTTTATATCTTCTAATTACATATTCTGGAACACCAGGTTTTACCGATAATATTGCATATGCTATACACTTATACATAGCTTCTTCAGCAAACTTATGCACTTTCATCTCTTCATCTGTACCAAGACTATCACTTATATAATCTAATATCACAGTTTTTCCTGATAAGTTAGAGCTAAAATAAATTTTTCCTGAATTACAGTCTATATAATAAGATCCATTTACTTGTGCGTGTTGTGGGTCTAAACCAAATCTTCTACCTTCGTTTGGCCAGTATATATCATTTTGATAATCTTGGTAATCATTAATATTATTTTCAGAAGGCTTATGTGATTTATAGTTTTTCCAAGTATTAGATGTTTCTTCATCACCAACTCTAACTATAGATATATTATCTATAATAACATTTAAACCGAGCACTGACGTGTTGTCAGTTGTACACTCAAGGTAAACAGAACTAGGTACATAACCAGTTGCATTATTAACAATGCTATAGTTTGCGTTCAATCCATCTGCAGTAATTGTTTCTGTATAAGTACCATTAGCACTTCTTGTAGTTGTAAGTGTTGGAATACCATTTTCATCTACTATAACAAAATTATAACTTCCAGTAGCGTAACTACTTATAGTATACGTTATAGTGTATTGTTCTCCATGTATTATGTCAACCGAATCTTGTCTAAAAGCTTGAGATTGTGGCAGGGCATATCCTTTTATACTATTGTCTTCATAATACCAACCAGACAAATTAAGACCAGCTGCTGAAAGCGCAAGACCACTTCCTACAGGAGTTGGTGTTGATTGAGCTTGACCATCAAACCCTACGTTTAAATTCCAAGCGCCTGAACCGCCTTGAAAATTTCCGTTTTTTATTAAGTTCCCAGAAGGTAATAAGCTTTCAATGTTATTACTATAATTAGTGTCTTTACCAAATAAAAAATCACCGTTAGCATCTGTTTGGTATTTTTTAGGATTTGAAGTTTTGCTTAAAGTAGGATATAGTATATGTTTTATACCAGAGCTGTCTACAGAAGATATTTTAGTATAATTAACGTAATCCTGAGGTAATGGCATTGTTAAGCTTGGTTTTACTTCTGTTTCTATTGACTTGCAAGATTTAAAAACATCAAAACTTAATTCTTGCAAAGCTCTCTGTGCATGATAAGCTACATCTATTCTTTTTATTTTAGATATTAATTTATCTTCACCGACATAAGCAACTATAAATTGATTTACAATATCTTTTAATGAAGTAAATTGATAACCACCAAAATCTTCATTGTTATAGTAATCTTGTTGAGTTTGATTTATTAATGCCATTTATTATCTTTTTTGTTGTATAACTTTTTTTTGTTCTTCCGTTGTAGAAGCTTGATAAACATTTACGCCTGTATCAGCTAACGTTATTCCTGCTAAAGTTAATATTCTATATACAAGATTAGACTCTTCTGAATCATGAAGCTCAAAGTCTACGCTGGCATTCATATTATACAAAGCTTTACCACTAACAACAACATAAGCCCAATTAACAGTTTGAGGCCTTTGTACATAACTACACCTTATATTACTAGAATTTGCTATTAAATCGTTAAAAGGATATATATCTATAGTTTTTGTAGGTAAACTATTTATAGTTCTTTTAACTGTTACGTACACAGGATTAGATAGTGTTGGAGAAGTTAAAGGCGAGCTACTCATATTAACGTATTCGTTTTCATTAACTGGTTCTATTTCTGTAGAAACGTTATTTAACAAATGCGTTATAGTACCTATTTTATAAGCATCTTGTGGTATTACAAAAAAATTACCATTACCCTGAGCTAAATTAACATTTGTAGTAAGCATATTTACTTTTTCATGGATAAACTCTAGCATATCACCATACTCAGTATCATTACCAGATACTCTACCAAATTGATTTGTATCGTAAAAGTATTGATTTAATATTTCTAGTTGAGCTTGATTAGCATATAAATTAAATTCTTGAGGCGTTATATAACCTCTTTGTTCTTTGTTAGCTAGCGCTAAAACTCTTTGATATACTGTGTTTATACTTATAGCCATATTATTTATCGTAATTATAAGGGAATAATCTATTTAAAGTTTCTTTTCTTTTACCGCAGCCACAATCTTTACCTACAGCTTTACTAACCGTGTCTACAACTTTTTTAATCCCTGTTGCTTTTGTTATTTTTTCTATTGTGTCGCCTAAACCTTTTGATTTTTTATTTTCCATATAATTTTGTTTTGTATTACGATCGCCCCGCAGGGCGACCGCTCTACAGTTTGATTAGTTTAATCTTTTTTCTATATTTTGATATATTTCCATACCCTCATCAGTTTTAAACCAATGAGCTAATGCTGTATATGGATGCTCGTCAAATGGTACTGTCATTATAGGTCTATTATTTGATCCCCATAAAAAGTTTCTTTGATCTTGAGACAACTTAATAATACCAAGCTCTACAGCTTTAATACCAAAGTTTCTAAGCTGAACATTATCATCAGCAGCTAATTCTAAGAATAAAGCAGGGTTGTTACGAGCAAATACTAGTAAATCTCTTTTAAGCTCTTTAGAACTCATCCTAGATACTTCAGAACCTTTTTCTACACGCATAATAGCTTCTGCTAAATCAATATCTATTTCTCTAGCTATAACTATTGCATCTGCTTCAAGTTCTAATATTTCTATATCATCTGCAGCTTCTTGTATCGGATTATACTCATAGTATATTTTATCTTTATGTGGATGTATACTAAGTAGTTTTTGCAATACTGTTTTTTCTTTTTCTACAAATAAAGTTCCATTTCTAAATATAACATGCTCTAATCTTTGATCACCTTTCATTTCATCAACAAATGGTGTTTTTTGATTTTGACAATATTTAAGTTCTCTTTCATAACCTTTTTCTTCGTCAAAATAATATATGTTAGAACTTTTTAACATATAAGATAAAGGTTTTTTATTTCCTTTTAAATAATAAACTCTATCTTTTATTTCCCAATTATTAACGTTTTTATTTTTAGGTTCAACTCTTTGAGTTTTTTTTGTTTCAACAACTGGTGTTTCAACAACAGGTATTTCTACCTTTTCAATTTTTTCTTTTTTTGCCATAATATAATATATAATAAAATTAATAAAATAAAAGGCCGAGGCCGAAGCCCCGGTCTTTTAAAAATAGTTTACTTCATTAACATAAAGTTGTTAGCACCTTGAGTGATTAAACATCTTTCAGTTAAGAAATGTAATTGCATTGCATCTAACGCAGACGTAGCAGCACCAACAGAACCAGTAACCCAAGTTTTCATTCTTCGGTCATCAGTTTGTGAAGCTCTATATCTAACATGTAAGAAAGGTCTTTTCATGCTTGCTCCAACAGTTTGATCATAAACTGAAGAAGTACCAGCAGGAATTAAGACACCTCTAATAGCGTTAGCAGAACTAGCATCATTAATACCACCTCTTGTAGCTTTGTCATTTAAGTATCTAAAATCAGATTTATAAAAGTCATAAGAACCTCTTCTAAAACCAGAGAAACCTAAATTTAACGCCATGTCTTCAGAGTTGTTAAATACTCCGTAAGAAGTACCACCAGCTCCGTAAGAGTTCATTGAAGCTAACATATCATCAATAGCTAAGCTAGTTGATCTGTTAACAAACATCATGTACTCTTCGATAGCACCTTGCTTATCAAACTCAGCAAGTATTGCATCAAACTCAGCTAAATCAGTAGCAGCATTAACACCAGTTACACCAGTAGTAATATTACCTCTTGATTCTATAGCCGCAAATAAACCTTCAGTACCTACGTTTCCAGCACCAGCTTCAGAACCTACAATAAGATTGTTACCATCTGCTAAAGAAGCCGCAGCGTTCAATTCACTTTCTAACATTGCCATTTCAATGTAGTCAGCAAAACGAGCTCTTGTATCAGCTTCAGCTTTTAGATACCATAAGTAACCTGATTGACCAGCTTCAGTAGAAACTTCAACCCAACCAATTCTAGATGTATCAGATCCAGAAACTTCGTAGTAATCTTTCATAATAATAGGTTTATTAGTAAAAGATTTAAAATCAGGTTCATTAGCACGTCTACCATCTTCTTGAGTAGTAGCAGTACCTCCAGTCATGTAAGAAACTCCTTTACCAAACTCAGAACCATAAACTAATATAGTAGTACCTTTACTAGTATTGTTATCAGCTAAGTTAGCTTGTCCATAAGGAGAAACGTCTATCGTAGCTGAACCAGCAGCAGCTGTTACAACTAAACATTTGAAAATACCATCAGAGTTTGAAATAATAACAGTATCATTAACTCTAATACCGTGTTTAGTAGCTGTAAAACCTGCAGTTTCATCAATATCAGATTCAATAGTTACTCTAGTAGTAGCACCAGTACCAGCGTTAGCACCAGCAGGTCCAGAACCACCTGTACCATCATTAGTTGCTATTTTACCTTTGTACGAAAGATGTAATCTACCTTGTTCAGACCAAACAACCTGATCGGATGTCATAGCCTCTTCTGCACCAACTTGTGATAGGAAACCAGAAATTGTACGAGGTCCAAAAACCTCAGCTTCTTTTTCCATCAAGTCTGGCAGGTATTGTTGTGCCCAGTCGTTTGCACCACCGGTAAAGTCTAAGTAATTTGTTGAAAGTGTTTGTTGCTGTGGAGCAGGAACACTATTTAACAAACCACCAGGATTTGAAATTGCCATAATTTTTAATTTTTAAATGTTATTTATTGTTTTTAATTTTGAATTTAAAATCAGAAGAATTATCACCTAATACTTTTACTTTCATACCTCCAATATTAATCTCTCCGTGAGCTTGTCTTGGATTCATATCAATATTTTTAGCTTTAGCAACGCTTGCTTTCATAGCATCAGCTTTACCTTGTTCATAAAAGTGTTTTGCAATAGCATCAGCATTCATAGCTGTAAAAAGTGATTTATGATAACCTTTAGCATCTGATAATGTAGCGTTTTTATCTAAAAACTTTTTAGTAAAGTTGCTTATATCGCTTTGTGTTGTTTTAACTTCTTCAGCATTGTTTACGTTAAATCTAAATTTTTTATCACCGACGTTATATTCAAAACCTTTGAACTTATCGTTAAAAACTTTATTAGTCTTTAATTTAAAAACTTCAGATCGTGTTTTTGCTATTTTTTTATTTTCTTCCGACTCTTTGTTGTATCTATTAAAAAAATCCCAAGCTTTTTGTTGTTCGGGCGTAAGCTTTGAACCAGCTTTGATTTCTTCATAGTATCTGGACTTTTGCCCGTCCAAGTGGCTTCTAGCGCTGGCAACTTGCTCTTTAAACGCTAGTTTTTTTCTTTTTATATTTTTTTCTTCTTCAATTTCTTCATCATAAGAAAAAGAATCTTCTATTAAGAAGTTTATTTCTTCGTTATTTAAATGAGGTTTTGTTTTTTTATAATATTCATATATAACCTCTGTATCACTTAATTTACTATAATCTTGATTAAGTTTTACATAGTCTTGTATATCACCACCAGTTTCCTCCATAAAGTCAACTAACTTTTGTATATTTTCTGGTAATGGTTTTCCTGTAGCTTCTGCTTCAGCAACAGCTTCTTCAACTTTATCTTCTACTTCTGCTACTTCTTCTTCAGTTGAATCTTCTGTTATTTCTTCTAATACTGCTGTTTCTTCTTGTGCTTCAGCTTCCGGTTGTATTTCTTTTTGTTCTTGTGCGGGCTCGGCATTTTTAGGCTCTGCAACCACTCCGCTGTCGTCAGCGTTATCTTTTTTAGTTTCATTTTCTTCTGGTTTAATTGGTTTGTCTAAATTTACTTTTATAACGTTATCATCTTGTTTTGGTTCTTCAACTTTAACTTTTGTAACGTTATCTTGTGTAGTTTCTTCAACTACGTTTTCATTTTTTTCTTCCATAATATAATATAATAATAATTAATAATTTTAACTAGGTTCAAAAGCACCTAAATCAAAACCGCCACCTATCATATCATTACCTATAGACTCAAAGTTTTTAGGCGGTTTATTAGTATTTCTTTGCTCAATCATTTCACTTTGTTGAGAAGCTTGAATCCTTGTTCTTTCATCTTTACGATCTTCTTTTTCTTTTTCTGCAGATTTTTTTGCTTTAGTTTCCATATCTTTTAACTGCATATTGTATTGAAACTCTAACTCCATTAGCTCTTTTTTAAACTGCATTTCTTGTTGCATTTTTTGAGCTTCCATTTGTGCTCTTGCTTGCTCTAACGTTATTTCATTTTCAGAAATTATTTTGCTTTTTTGAACATCAAGTTGAGCTTTAGCTTGTGCAGCTTGTGTGTTAGACTGTGTTTGTGCTTGTATGTTTTCTAGCTGCATTCGTCTATCATTTTCTTGTTTTTTCTTTCTACGTATTTTTAGTATTTGATTTGCTAGTTTTACATTTTTTATTTCTCTAACATCAATAGCGTCTTCTAATTCTATACTTTGTTTTTGTAAAGCTACTTGTATATTATTTTCAAGCATTGCTTTTTCTTCTTCATCTGGAGCTAATTCTATAAATATACCAAAATCATATAAATACAAACTAGATATTTCTTCTAAAGTAGCGGCGTTATGAACACCTACAGCTTGAACAAAAGCGTCTGCTGTTGGAGAATATTCTAGTATATCAGAAACTCTAAGAGATAATTGTTCTGCTATTTCAGATGTTAAAAATAAACCAGCTTGTAATATGTGTCTTGTAGCTGTATTACTATTAGCCGCGGCTAGTTTTTGAACACCAACTAAAGCGTTTTTGTCTGGCATGCTACCATCTCTAGCTTCGTTAAGCCCTGTAGTATCTCTAATCATTTGTAGGTAGTAATTATAATTAGAAATAAGAGCTTGCATTTTATTACCACCACTACCGCTAGTTATTTCTTGTATTGGTATTTTACCAGGATTCATATCACCATCTTGTGTAAATGATCTACCAATAACACTACCTGTTTGGAAAAACATGTTTAAAGCTTCTTGTGGATTATAATTTGTACCATTACCTAAATCTATTTCAGCTAAACCATCAGCATCTAAATAAACACCATCCGGCACCATACGTGACATTACTTGCTGTAATTTTAAATGTGTAAGCTGTATCATATCAGCAAAACCCGTTACTCTACCAACTAAAGATTCTATTTTACCTTCGTACATACGCGGAGCTACTATACTGTAGTTCATTTTAACTTTAGTATAATCACTTTTTGGACGAAGCATATTTCTTGCCATCTCCCATTTTAAAAGCTTATTAGTACCTAGTATTATAGCGCCTTCATATAAAACTTCTATAGATCTTTGTAGTTTAGCATATTGACCTTCTTTATTTTCAGGTGGGTTAAATTGATCGTCTTTTTCAATTATTTTATCAGCGCCAGTACCAGTTTCTTTAACTTTATAAACTTCGTTCATATAAGTTTTATAATTAAAATATAAAACTTGTATTGTGTTCGTATCTTCTTTGTCTCTAGTATAATTATTATTATAATTAGATCTGTAAAAAGATTTATTTTTCATTATCTCGTCAAGATCTTCGTGCTCTAGAAAAGGAAACTCTTTTGCTAGTTCATTAACAGGTATATGTTTTACTTCACCAACATAATATATATCTTCAAAATAAGGTGAATCTGTATATGAATAAACAAGGTTTGCAGGATCTACATAATCAACAACAGCGCCTTCTGAAGTATTAAAACTTGTTTTAACAGCACCAATACCTAAAACTGTTAAATCATAATAAAAACGTTTTTTAATTAACTCGTAGTTACTGCCTTCAAACAATTTATTGATAGCTTGCTCTTGTGCTAGTTCTACAGATTGTTTATAAGTTAATTGCATGTGTAACGCTAACTCTTCTTCTGATTCTGGTAATTTTGAAGGATCATTTTCATATAAATTATAACCAAAAGTTTGTTCAATATCATCATTAAAATCTTTATTATTCATATCTTTTAATAAAGACTTCATGTATTCAGTTCTGTTGTAAACACCATATGGATCTTGAGAATATGCTTTTACATCATAAGTTCTTTCAGCTATACCGTTTACAACTATATCTACAAACTTAGGTATGATAGGAACAGGCGTCCAGTCTAAATTAAGATAAGACAAATCACCATTAATAGATAATTCATCTTTATATTTTTGTATTGACTGCTCACCTCTCGCGTATAATCTTAGTCTATGAAAGTCATTACGACTATTCATATATCTATTTAAGTTTCTATCATTATTAAACCACTCTGCTTCTATAGCTTTAGCGACTTTTAAACCATAGTCATAACTTAACTTTTCAGCATCACTTACAACTTGACTAGGAAAATAACTTTTATTAGAATATCCCATATTTATTCTTTGATTATTTGAGACATATTTCCATTATTAGAATACTTAGAAATATGTATATTTAATTTTGGTTTTTCAATTTTAACGTTTGGTGCATACAAATGTCTATTACAAGCCATTATAGCTAATCCACTACTTATCGTAGCATCAAACTTTGTTCTTTTATTTATGTCAAACTTAGCCCAATCATTTAACAATTTATTAAAATAAAGATCTCCATGGCTTCCATCTTGTTTCATACCTACGTGATCTTGTATGTACATTTCAATAGCTGCTGCATGAGCTTGTTTTATGTCTTCGCTAGAGTTTGGTATACCACCTATTTCTTTTTCAGCAACAGATAATTTATTCCAAACTTTATCTGGCCTGTTCATACTAAAACCTCTGTAACCTCTACGTCTTAAATAGTATAATAATCTAGGTTTATTATTCTCTGCAAGTATTGGCATACCATAAAATACTAATGCCATTAATACATCTTCAAAAAATATTTCAGCCGTAGGTGGTCTTGATAAGTATTCTAAAAAGAAGCTGTTAGCTGGAGCGTCCTCCATACTGAACTTAGTAAGTCCGTGAAGTGCCCCTTTTGAACCTTCACCATCTACGGTCCCAGATATATCATATGAGTCACAACCAAAAGCACCCATATGTTCATTGCCAGGATATTTAATACCGTTTTTAATTACCACTCTATTTTGTAGTTGTTGTTTAGGTGTCCAGCTAACTTTAAATCTACCTTTTGGATCTGGATAAAATATAACGCTAGTATCTTTAACACCATTAACCCAAGCAAAATTTCCTTGTGTTACACCTAAGCTATTACTTAGTTCTTCGTTGTAATCTATTTGTTCGTATATTTTTACTAAGTTAAATATACTATTTTTTGTTTCATCTCTAAACGCGTGTTCTTCTGTGCGTGGAAACTGGCGATAAAATTCATTTAAAGCATCTTGATCATCTTTTAAACCATCAGCTTCGTTTTGCCAGTTATCAATTACACCTACATCTATTAGTTCACCGTCTGGGGCGAGGACATCTGTGTCAGGTGTAGTAAATACTGGAACTCCGTACTCATCAATAAATCCTTCGTAGTTCCATTCCATTGGGATAAACAAAGAGTATAAACCAGACTTTGTTTGGCCATTTCTATTTCTTTTAGTGACATCTGATGCGTTATATAGTTTTTTAAAATTGTCTCCACCTTTATCTAATGAGTTTGAGGTCGAGCCCATCATACATTTACCAACTATTCTACTACCTAATCGTAAACATGTTTTAGTTACTCGCCAGTTATTTAATATGTTATCAGGTCTTTCCCACTTGCCACTTTCATCATGCACTAATAAGTTTAGCTTTTCACCATCATAACTATTATCACCTGTATTTTTCCAGTCAATAGTTGTATCTAAACCTTCTAAGTGTTCAACTTGTTCGTTAGCTGTTATCTTTTTTCTTGTAAACTTACTAGCTGGTACTCTATACGCAAGCTCTGATTTTGGCCTGTCCATACCATCTTGTATTGGTTTAAAGAAAAATGGGTAGTTAATACTAATTGGTACTACTTTATCTGTAAACATTTTTTTAGCATCAGCACCTGTTTTAGATAATATACCAAATCTACTATCACTCGCTAGTGTAGCTAAATTAACTGTTTCAGCAGATGACATAAAACTAAAACCACTACGACGATTTTTAAGATAACACATACCATAACATCGTTTATCTGCTTTACAAGCTTCCCAGAATATATAAAATAATCTATTAGCTTCTCTAAAGTCTGGTGCACCTACATCTATTTTACTCCATTGTAAATACATATAATGAGTACCTGTTATGTATGTTGGTTTGTTATTGTTTACAAACCAAAAGCCTTCTTCTCTACGTTTAAACTCTTCGTCTATATAATCAAACCATTTGTCTTTTTGTTCTTCTGGATATGCTCTCCAGTCAAATATATTTTTAAGCCTTGATAACTCTTTTGGTTGTTCTTGTTTTACCCACTTATTTAGCTTGTGTGCTTGCAGTTGCACTGGTCGTTTTGGCAACGCAATACGCAGATTTTGTATCTCAAGTATTTCACCGATTCTACCAGTTTTTGATATAACGATAATATCGTGTTCTTTATTATATCCATATTTCCATTTTTTAGATTTATTAAGTCTATTAATTGTAGTTTTTTTTACAGGCTCTATAACCTTAACTAAACTTTGCTCGTACATTACTTAGATCTACCTTCTGCGAATCCTTTAAAGACTTTTTCCTTTCTCTCTTCAGGTGCTTTGCCCTCAAGCAAGTTTTCTTCTTCTTGTATTCTGTTAAGTATTTCAAACGCGTCAAATATAGCTAGTTTTTTAGTAGCTGCAGCATTTTTTAGTCTATCAGCAGAAACATCATCTTCTGTATTAGTAATAATCTTTTCTCTAGCTACATTGATAAGTTCTTCAACTGCCTTGTGCCCAGCTTGGATTATAAGTTTCTTCGTTTCCTTGATATTCATATTTAATTGTAATAAATTTAGATAAAACTCTATATAATTTTTGTCCGTCTATTACGAACTCATATTCACTATTAGGTGTAAAACCAACTAGATCACCTTTGTTAAAACCTTTATCAGCATATTCTATAATACCCATTAACGGTTGTTCTTGATCAATATCAAGCTTGTTAAAGTTTTTTATAGGTTTTACCCAGCAAAAACCAGGTATTGTTTTCCACTGCCAAAATGTTTTGTATAAAAATATTTGATCTTGTGATATTATATAAGTGTCTTCTTTAAAATAACTTCTACTATTTTTTTCTTCACCGTGCTGGTTATGCCACCTACGAAAAACATTGTGATGTACTATAACGTCATCGCCTATTTCAATATTTGTATTACCAATAATAGGTGTAGATATAACTGTTGCTTGTCGATTAATATACTGATGATTAAATATTTCAGTATTAAGTATTAAATTTTTATCACCAACTTTTTTGCTATTATTATATCTATTACCTTTTGGTTTTACAACATAGTTGTAAACACTTCTCATTAGTACTCTAGATTATATTCTACAGATACAGCCATGTTTTTATTAAAGTCTTTCCAAGGTAATACATTTTTATTTTTTCTAATATAAATAGAATACTTATCTTCTTCTTCTAATATATCACAAATAGTATGACCGCCGTAAACTTCTTGACCAACAGCATAGTGCATAGCGTCGTTTTTATAGTCTTTGCCTATACTAATCTTTCTTATCAGCTTCGCCATTTTCTGGATAGTTTATTGTTCCGTCTTCAATATTAATATCAAATGTACCATAATCTTTTTCAAACTCACTTTGTAATATAGTTATTTGATCGTTAATACCAGCTATATTATGAAGAGCATTATGTTTTCTTGATTCCATAATACCAACTTCCATTTGAAGCTTGTTTACGCTACTTATTAAACCTTGAACTTTTTTTAACTGCTCGTCAGTAATTTTTTCAGGTTTAATACCTTTTAATTCTTTAATTTTTTTACTTGTGTTTTTTGCCATTTTATTTAATTTAATTATTATTATTTATTGTGATTCTACATAATCAAACAGTAACTCTCTTTGATCAGCTGTTACCGCTGTACCATCGTATATTATTACATCTTTTATAAATCCGTTAAAATTTTTGTCATCATCAGCGGCTGATCCTATATTGTTAAAATCTATTTGACCTGTATTAGTACTGTTTTCAGCTGCATCCCAGTCCTTACCAGAAGCTGTAGTATAAGCACCACCTCTAACATAAACATTTACGTTACCAGTGCTACCGTTAGATCTAACTACTATAGCTGTATAATAAGTATCTGTTTCCATAGTTGCAGATCCTTCTGCAAACGTACTATTACTACTACCTATTTTCAACCTAAAAGCTTTGTTTGTTTGAAGCCTAAAAAATTCATCTGTAGCAGAACCAAAAAAAGCTCTTTGCGTACTAAAGTCTACACATTTAAATCTCACTACAGCAGTAAAATCTGTATTAGCATCTATTTGTATATTGCTAGTTAAATCCATAAACTTAGTTTGACCAGCAAAATTTACTGCTCCAGGCTCGTCTGCTTCAAACAAAGGCATATCAACAGAATTTGATTGTGCCGCGTGATTGTTGTTTCCAGACTGATCGTTCCACTGGCTTATTTTTTCACCATCAGGATATGGACTTGTTTGTGAAGTAATGGTTTGACCTTCACCATCTCTACCTCTTACGTCTGTATTAAACCTTAGCCATAACGATAAGTTTTCTATTTGATCAGGTACAAACTCACCACCTGGATAATCATTACCTGCTAGCTTATAAAATCCTACGCCTAATCCTAACATTATAAACCTATGTAAGCTATATATTCACCACTAGTAACTGTTGTTATTTTAGTGTATCGACCATATATAGTTAATCCTTTAGGAAAAGTTGTTGCTGTAACAACAGCTTTACCTCCTGTACCAGATTCTCCACGATCAGGAGTTAACACGGCATCATGAGCAGCTGTTCCAGTGCCAGCATATTCTAAACCGTTTGCAATATCATTATCAGCTACTAGCCCATCAGTTGTATTTAACGTTGTATCAGTTAAAAACGTAATTGCTACAAACACTTTTCCTGTTGGTGGTGTAATAGCAGATACGGTATTATTATACACAGACCCCATTTGCCCAAAGCCATATGCTACTTCTGTTGAATTTTGTCCCATTATTTTTTTACTTTTTCTAGTGATCTACCGCCAAAATAAGCACCGATCACTGTTATTAATACTAATTGTAATAAGTCTGTCCACTTGTCTTGCACTTGAAAAGAAATAACACCAGCATCGATAAATATTAATAATACTGTTGCTACTACTAAAAATACTAAAACTAATGGTCTTATATTTTTACTTAACCATGAATCACTGTTCATGTCTAACTTCCATCTCTCTGTTACTTGCTTTTGCATCTCAGCTTCGTAACCCATAATCATATCTTTAATTTTTCTTTCAGCATTTAGTTTTTCTTCTGCAGATGTATGTAAGTTATCTATAACTCCACCTACGTTTTTAACTAGCTCTGCTGTACCTTTTGATAATAAATTTCCTATCATATTTTAATTTTTAATATCCACCGCCTCCACCACCAGAAGGTGTTGAAGCTGGAGGTGTATATGTTGGTTGTTGTACTGGTTGTTGTATGGGTTGCGGCGTCTGTACAGGTTGAGCAACTGGTTGCGCAATAGGCTGTACTGGTTGTATTGGTTGTGCAGTTTGCATTGGTTGCATTGTTTGCACGTCATCTTTTCTAACTTTAAACACTTTTTGTAATTCAATATGATTTTCACCTGACATCCATCCTTTTCTTCCATTAAAAAAATGAACGTGCGTTCCTTTTAATTTAAACTTTTCACCCCAACGCAGAGCTTCCCACTCAGCGCTAAACAAAGGTATTCCATCGATTTTAGTTAGTATACCCATTTATTATTATTTAAACATTTTCGTTACCACCATTTGCTTCTACTTCCCAAGGAAAATCATGATCACCTGCTTCTTTTGCAACACCGTCTACTACAATCATATCTTTACCGTTTATTGTTACTCTTGGGTAGGTAATACCATTGTATTTAACAAAGTCATCACCGTATGCTAGTTTACCTATTTTCATATCAGTAGCATGGCGCATCTCATGATTTATAACTTGTTTTTCTTCTTCACTACCAGGAACTATATTTTGATTTATATATATACTACCATCCATGTTAGCTTCACCAGCAATACCTTCGCCTAAAGGTTTTCTAATAATAGGTGTACCAGGAACAGAAGCGTCACTATCGGCTTCTTGACCAAAACGCATTTTAGAAGTTATATTACCACCGTGCATATACGGAGTTCTGTTTTTACCTAGTTTAAATCCCATTATCTATCTTTATCTTTTATCATATCATCTATAGCTTTGTTATAAACTTTATCTGTATATGATTTGTTATTAAAAAATATACTACGTTCAGACGTAGGCATATCTTCTTCGCCTAAAAGTATTCTGTATATTCTACTTATCATTTGACTACATTTAAAAGATATTTTAAATACAGAGTATTTTATAGTTGTTCTATTTCTATGTCTCCATACTTCTATCCAACCATCTCTTCGTAGTCTTTCCCAACGGTTTTTGTCCCATGAATATGTATAAGTACCGTCTAAAAACTCTTGTCGTGTAAATCTTTTTTTACAATCTAAATAAATTAATAATTCTAAATCTGCATCTTTTAACCCGTAAGTTTTACAGACCCACTTTCTAGTGAGCCTGTAATACTTAAGGATATTCATTTCACGCAAATCTTGCGCGGTTAATCTCATTTATTACTGGTCAAAAGCTATTGCAGTACAAGCAGTAATGTTAGAAATTGAAGCAGCAGCAGTAGCACCAGCAACATCTAAGAAAGGTTGTTTCATAGAACCTTGAGCATAAAAATGATCAGCAAGTTCTTTTAGTGTTGCCAAGTAAGTACCAGAAGTAATATCACAAGTAACTAAAGTAGATTTAGCAGTACCATCACCTGTAGTACCACCTGTGAAACCAAATCTTATAGTGTCAGCATCTACTAAATCTATACTTGATAAGTTAGATAAAGGCAATGCAGCAGCATCTGTTGCGCTTACTGTAAAAATAAGTAATCTGTCGTTTAACATTTTCTTTTTTTTTAATGATTAATAATTTGTTTTTGTTTTTAAGTTTAAAGTTTATGGATTATGGTTTAGGTTTAATCTACTAGAACAACATCTCTGTCTTGAATAACTCTATAAAGTTTATCGTTAAATGAAATGTCGTGTCCAGCATGTTTATCGTAATATATCGTGTCACCATCTTTTAGTACTTCAACTAAACTACCACACGATATTATTTTTGCTTTTATATAACGGTTGTCTTGATCAGTCTCATCTGTCATGATCAACCCAGCAACCTTTTTAGGTTCTAGTTTTATTTTATCTACTATTATATATCTATTTACTGCCTTCATTGATACGTATGTTTGAAATTACACAATCGGCAGATACTATAGTAGTTACAACAGAAACCGCATTTTTAAGTGCTGACTTAGTAACAAGTACAGGATCTATGATACCAGACTTAATCATATCAACACTTTTACCAGTAACTACATTAACACCTAAACCTTTTCTAGGACGTGGTGCCACTTGTTCTAAACCAGCATTTGCTAGTATAGTATCAAATGGTGCTTTAATAGCATTAAGTAGTATTTGTTCACCTACCGCGTCAGCGGTAATTTTTTGAGATGCATTTAATAGTGCTACACCACCACCTGGCACTATACCTTCTTGCAGTGCTGCTTTTGTAGCATATATTGCGTCTTCTACTCTGTCTTTCTTTTCTTTCATCTCAACTTTAGAGTTAGCACCTACCATAACTACACCTACGCTACCTGATAGCATTGCTAATCTTTGTTGATGTTTTTTCTTTAAAAAAGGATTTTTATCTTCTTTATCAATTAACTTCTGTATAGACTTAATTCTTTCTTCTAGTTGTTCTTCTGGTGCGTCTATAGTTAATACTGTATTTTTATCATTAGTTATAGCTGTATGTGCTTCACCTAAACAGTCTACGTCTATTAAATCAAGATCATCACCTAGTTCTTCGTTTATTACTTTAGCACCAACTAAAAACGCAAAATCATCACATGTATCTAGTTTAGTAGGACCAAAGCCTGGTAGATCAATTATATTTACTTTAATATTACCTTTTACTTTGTTCATAAGAAGCGCAGCTTTAACTTGCTGGTCAACCGGCGCAACAATCAGTAATGATCTTTTGTTTTTGATAACATGCTCTAGTATCTTCTGTATTTTACGTATGTTAGGTATTTCCGATGTAACGATCAATACTAACGGATTATCAAGTTCGCAAACTTGTTTATCTTTATCGGTAATAAAGTGTGGTGATGTAAGTCCTGAGTCGATCTGCACGCCGTCAACTACTTCGACGTATGTCTCTTCAGTTGGAGACTCTTCCATTAATACCACACCATCTTTACCTACTTTAGTATAAGCTTCTGCTATAATCTTTCCTAGTTCGCTGTCGTTATTACAACTAATCGAACTAACAGATTTCAGCATATCGCCCTCGATCTTGACAGAAGTCTTATCTAGGTATTCATTTACTTTTTTAAGTCCAGAATTTATACCGTCTTTTATTTCTCTAACAGTTTTATTGCTGTTATTTACTTCTTTTAATAAAGATTCAGCAAGGACGGTAGCTGTAGTAGTACCGTCACCTGCTTCTCTTACTGTATTTCTAGCAGCTTCTTTAATAAGGGTTGCACCCATATTTTCAACCGGGTCAAACAAGACAACAGATTCTGCTACTGTTACACCGTCTTTTGTTATTACCGGTAAACCACGCGCATCTTCGTAAATAACACACTTACCAGATGCTCCTAGGGTTGATTTTACTGCTTTTGCTAGCTTTTCTACGCCAGCTATTACCTTATTTTTAGCGTTTTCGCCGAAATTTACATCCTTAACGAACTCGCTAGGCTGATTATATTCCATATTTGATTAAATTTAATTAAATTGTACTTCTATTCGAATGTTTTTACCACTTTTGGGCCTTTTGTAGCCTCTAATTTTTTAGAGAAATGGTCGATGCTGCCATCAATCGCGGCTTCTGCACCTTCTATGGTTTCTCTTCGTGTAACATCATGCCAATTTTTATCATTTTCTGGATCATTTACTTCAGTTTGATAAAAACCGTTAGGTAATTGTGTAATTCTCCAATTACTTTTGTCAGCTAGATGCTTCCACTGGTTAATAGTTTTCTCATTCGGTTTAATTGTTTGCGTCGTACTCGACGTCTTGTAGTATAAATAAGTCATTTTGGTTTTATTTTTTGGTTAAACTTATTGGTATAGGGTACTTCCCTACTTTTTTATATTTCTTTTCATTGCAAACGTTGATCTGTTTCCAAAATTTAATTTTGAAAAAGCGTCTACACCTGTTTTTTCCACTTGTTCAGGTGGTGTTGGGCTAAATACTTTACTTACTCCAGCTGATAACGCTTGTTTACCTACTATTTTACCAACTGTTGTGTCACCTACTTTTGTAGCTGCAACTTTACCAATTCCTTTTCCAACTTTTGTACTAGCTTTAACGATTCCTGCACCTATTTTTGTAGCCCCAAATTTTGCAAGTGCTTTTCCAGCTGCTGTTGCAGCAAGTTTTTTACCAACTACTGCGGCAGCTGCTTTAATAGCTGGTATAATAGCAGCAACAAACGCGGCTTTTGCTGGACTTGGCTTCATTGGCTTTACTTTAAACGGAGCTCGTTTCATTTTAAATGGTTTGTACTCTTTCATTATTTTTCTTTTTTTGTGCCTTTACCGTCATTACCGCGGTTAGCTTTTACAGATTTAAACTTACGATCTTTGTGATCATAGTCCATACCTTTTATATTTTTTCCATGTTTTATAGCAGATCTACGCTTACGCTGG